GCTGGTGTTACAATTGGAATAGGTGTTCACAATTAAAAGAGAAAGGTAAAACAATGAAAGTACATGCATCAAAAGGTAACGTGCAAAGGCTGGCAAACAAAGCGCTTGCACTTGGTTTTAACGGGCAGCAGGCAGCTGCATATATAAGAGCGCATTTAATGACATATGACGTGCCGCAAGATAAGCCTATCTATTATCAAATAGCATATGCTAAAGCTATGGGCGGCGTTACAATTGGAGAGTTTGACGCAATTATGAAAGATACATTTAACAAGTAAAACAATGAGAAAATTTGCAAGATACAATAAAGATCCCCGGATTATAACAGCGCGTTTTAATAGCACTTGCCAGGAAACGGGCAAAACAATTAAGGAAGGCCAGGACTGCGTGTATTATCCTTACAATAAAACTGTATTTCATATGGACAGCAAACAAGCCAGCGAGTTTTTAAGCTGGCAGGAAGATGTTTACGTGCTTGGTCATAACTATTAAAAGCAATCTATGGACAAGGAAGAAATTAGATCAATAATGGGCGAGCTTATACGATTGCAGGCTATTATTAAAGAAATGGAAAAAAGCGGCTTTCAATGGGAGAAAGTGCAAGAAATTAGCGACAGTTTGCGCTTACTCATTATTGATCTGGAAAACGCAATAGACTAACGAGAAAGGCGCGCCTGGCGTGCAAACAAATACTTTTATTAATCCAAAATACTACTAACAAATACCATGAATTACGATATACTACTTTTAATTTTACCCTGGACCTTTCCAGCTTGGTTAATGCTGCAAGATATTATCAACGAGAAAGAGGAGTTATGAATCTAGATAAATTCAAATGGAAACGTCAAAACAATGGCGTGCTGGATTTTATAGACATTTACAACGAGGAAAGTGTTTTCGGGAAAGGTTATGTCAGCATGTGTATGATGCATGAAAACAAGCATGTTTTAGCAACTAACTTGCGAGCGTGTTTTGGTTTCTTGACTTTGCATAAAAGTACAAAACTTGCGGAGAGAATACTCACAAAGGAGAAAGTAGCATGAATTTATCTACAGAAAAATTATTGTTACGTACAAAGCAAGACAATGTCTGGTCTTTAATATGGGATGCGGAAAATACAAGCGAGGGAAAGTATAAATACTCTCTTGCTGACTATCTTGATGCCAAGAAAGTTTATAAAGAAGCGGAAGAAAGACTGAGCGAGATACACGAGGAAGAGTATCCTGCAAACTTGCAAAATATTAACTATTCAAACAACGCATGAAACAAGCAAGCGAGATATTCCCGGAAGCACTCAAACAATTGCTAGAGATAGGCGAGAAAGCACGGAAACAAAGAGAGCAAAGGGAGCTTGCAAAGCATGTGGCAAGGCCTCGTGAAACGAGGGCATGCATGCATGGTGCGCGCAAGGAGAAACAGTTAAAACTTAAATTACAAACAAGGATATAATTATGAGAAACTATAAGATTACAAGTAACGGTTTTCTATTCATATATGAAAACAATAAATTAACAGCACGCTACTTTTACAGCAAAGGATGCGAGAAAATTTGGGAAGAAAGCGGATTCGAAAGGATATAATTATGAGCAAACAAGACGAAGATACAATATTAAAGCTTTGTATCTTAGTTGGTATGAGAAAAAACGATGAGGATCTCATCAAAAAAGGATATACCAGCGAAGAAATTAAGAAAGCAAAGAAAAGATGTTACAATGCACAGAGGCTTCTTTGGCAGCATCAACTTGATAATCCAATAAGAGAATGAGCAAACAAGACGACTCACTACTCCCAAAGCTCGCAATGGGCATGACGCTATTCTTAGCGCTCAAGTTAGTGCCGAAATTGCTTGCATGGTGGGCGAAGAGAAACAAGAAACAAGGAGAAATATTATGAGTAATTATTTAAAAGACAGAAAAGAAGCACGTGAACTAGTAATTGAAAAATACACAAAAAATGGTTCTTATTTAATTGGGCATGAGAATGGTGAGTTGTATTGTGCAGACAATTACAATCATTTACTTGAATTGCACAAAGATTATCTCAATGACGAACCATTGGTATTGTTAGCGATCAGTGAAGATGATGCTAAAGAATTACAAGATGATTGGAAACTAGACAACGAGGGTATCCCATGCCCTGCAATTAAGATAATTGGAAAGGATGGAGTACCAGCATGAAGACTTACGTAATTTTACCAGACTTGCATGTTGAAATTGATCCACCTCACAAAGTTTGTGTTAGGGATATCTTTTCACATAATCCTTACAAAGAGAAAGTGCGGTATTTCAAGACTGTGCAAAGTGCTGCGAAAAAACTCAGGAAAGAACTTGCTGAACAAATTGACGAGCAAAGTGAAGTTGATCCAGAGGAACACATCATTACGCATGACATTGCCGAAGCATTAAGTGAACTTGAGAAACAAGGAGAAACTTAAACTCTACCCCGTTACCCCTTTAAAAGCGTTTTGATTGTATCACATGAGTATTTACCCTCATAATCAATCAAAACAACTCCTATAGCCCTTCTTGAGCTTCATATGGCATCATATGTATGACAATGTAGTCTCATAAATCCTAGAATGGATTCTTTTGATGTAAACTAGGCTCAGGTTCTTGTGAAGAGAAACGCCCGGTTGGTTTAGTAAAGGTAAGTTTAGTTGCACGCACTTCTCCATTCCTGTTCTTCGCAACATTGCAAATGATATTATCTTTGGTGGGATCTACTTCTTTTTCTCGGTGCATGAGAAGCACACAATCAGCATCCTGTTCAATACTTCCTGACTCTCGCAAATCTGAGAGCATGGGATTTCTGTTAGCACTTTCTAAGGCACGATTTAATTGCGAAAGGGCAAGCACAGGAACTTCATATTCCATTGCCATTGCTTTCAATGAACGAGAAATGTGGCTCACCTCTTGCACTCGTGAGTCATGCCCAGGTGAAGAGAGTAGTTGCAAGTAATCGATTACGATTAAACCAAGCTCACCTTCAAGTCTTTGTTTGGCAATGAATGCAGAGATTGACTGCATGGTGGCTTGGTTATCATCTTTGAATGTAATTGGCCATGATTGCATTGCCTGTACTTGCTTCTCTAGCTTTTGCTTATGTCCGGGTTGCAAGAATCCCTTGCTTGTTGGTTTACGTACTCCACTTGCATTAGACAAAAGTCTTCCACAACATTCTGACGATGACATTTCCAAGCTTGCATAGCTTGTCCTTAAACCACGCTTTGCAGTCTCGTATGTCATTTGTATTGCAAGAGCAGACTTCCCTACTCCTGGACGTGCTGCAAGGACATACAAGCTACCTTTCTTGAATCCACCACCAAGAATTGCATCAAGCTTGGGCAAGCCTGTACTGATTGCTTGTGTACCTCCAGCATCCACTTGAAGAAACTCTGCAAATGCTTCCTTACTTGCTGCTCCACAACTTACCACGCCCTTTCTTTGACTGAGTGACTTTGCAATGGTGTTTACAAATGTCTGAGAAATCTCTTCAGCAGGCTTGCTCTCTTTTAAATCATCATTGGCTTGCCACAATGCACGCTCCACGGATCTCGTGTTACGATGGTTTATTAATTTTTCAATGTATCTTTCAATTGAACCACCACCATACTTCTCAGATAAAAACAATATCTCATCTTTGAGGTGTGCATGTTCAATGATTAAATCAATCTCGTTGCATGGACTGAGTCGCAGGCACGTTTCAAATATCGTTCCACGATCCATGCTAGAGAAGTCATCTTTGGTTAACGCTTCTCCAGCTTGTGCAGTAGCAACTCCACTTTCATCATGCAGCATGGAAGAAAGAACTGCTTGTTCTGCTAGCTCATAATCAATCATCAGGGTGTTTCATGGTAACATCAAAATTCAAGCCATGAGTAGAAACAGAATTATCTACGACATTATCATAGCCTCCATCATTCAACCATGAGTTTGGATGTTTTGCATAATTTCCTTTCAAGCTAAAATGTTCATTGTATTTATCTGCAACTATCTTCGGATCAAGTTCTGCAAGTGCATCCCAATTATGCCTGATAGTCTTGACAACACGTCTTGCAAATTGCTGGTTTTTACATACTTCCCAGAATGCTTGAAACCATGCATGAGTTTGCTCCTTTTTTGCATCCTTGATTTTAGCCTCTGTATTATTTTTCATTATATCGTTAGATATAATATTATTATCTACACACGTGTGTGCGCGAGGATTGTAATACGGGGGTATTACATTGGCATTTTGGATAGTCGGTGCAATGAACTGTGAAATCGCTGCTTTTACGACCTCAGATTTCCTCATTCCGGTGAGCTCACAAAACAACATTAATCGTGCGTTTGCGGACTCGTTTAATCGGAATGATGTTGTGTAACTTTTACCTTCTTCTTTTTCTTCTTCTGACATATTTTTATCCTCCTATTATTGCTATGATCCAGGCAAAAATCATCCATGTCCAAGTGATGATTGCTGCGATAAACATGGCAGTAAATATTATTTTATTCATTATTTTATTAAGTGTTTGCATTGTGCGTGTTTGTATTTGTTTGTAGTATTTGATCTCGCAAAAGTGTTCGAGAGGAGTATTTTTTTATCGTTTCTACAGGTATAAGGTATGCCTTTTTTGGCTGGGTATCACCCTTCCCTGTAAAGATCCGCAGTGGTGGATTCTTCTCCACTATTAAGTCTTTTAACTTCCTTGGAGATATAAATATAAACTCCAATTTTGTGTCGAAGATCCACCAATCTGCCGTTGTTCCCATAAGCCCGGATGGCTTACCATACATTTCTATTTCCACCACTAGGTTGCCAGAGTAGTTCGCCTTCCAATCTTGCTTTACCTCGTATCCTTCCTTGGTGTTTGCCAGGAAGAAATCAAAGCCTGTGAACTTGCCCGGTATTGCTATGGGCTTGTGTCCAAGAGATTGGAAGAACGCAATTAACTCGGCCTCTCGCAGCTTGCCAATGTTAAGACTCGTGTCGAACTCGGTCATGTCTTAGATATTGCAGATCCAACTGCAAGTGCTTGAAAGAATGCGGTGGTTGCTTTCGTTGGCACAATACCACGCACACGCTTCAATCGTTCTCTTTCGTTTTGACGTGCAATTACATTTTGCATGACACGCTTATTCTTTAAACGATTATAGGTTTCTTCTTTGCGATCCTTGATTGCTTGTTTCTCTGCAAGTTTTTGTTTTTTAATTTCTTGATAATGATAATCTAACTTATGGAACGCTCTAGTTGGTTCATTAACATAGCATCTAGTATTATGTGGGTTAAATGCT